TTCTTCTATTTCTTTTTTTATTGATTCTTTTGTTTTCATGATAGTAAAGATTTTTTGCTGATTAAATAATAGTTGTTCTCGTACAACTTTAAACGCCCCTGCAAATCTTAATCGTCATGAATATGTCGTGTTAAATACGATAATCAGAAATGCTATGTCTTAACCAAGCTTGAGGCAGAGCTACAAGGTCCAATTGTTTAACACGTGTTTATTATTTAAAAATACTTTCTATATCATCTAAAGGCTTTTTTGCTGATAAAGATTGTCCTTCAGCTTTTAGTATATTAGTATTTAGTATATTTAGTTCTTTGTTATATTCTTTATTAGTAGTTGTAGGGTTACCAGTGCACTGGTTTTCAGGGGTATGGTTTTCAGGGGTATGGTTTTCAGGGTTTTCGTAAACCAAATAATTAACTCCATTGTATCTTCCTTCCTCATTCCTAACCCTTATATCATCAATATATCCTTTAGACTTCAGCTCTTTGAATATCCTATCCATCTTGTCTCTGCCTATATTAAATGTTTTCATTAAATGGCTTTTTCTTAAAATCCAATCATCTGGGAAATGAAGAATAAAACATAGTATCCCTATTGATTCTAAAGAAAGACCTGACTTAAATATATTATTTTGTAGAATCGTAAAGCCATGATTAGACTTTGCCCTCTTAATGTATGATTCTGACATAAAATAAAATACCCCCAATAGGTAGTAGCTAATGAGGGCATTTTTAATTTGAAGGTTAATCTCGTTTCGGCTACTACTTCGTAACAAGATTATGAATCAAAATTACTATTTTTTATTTTTATAGAAAAATCTATCTAGGTTTTCTGAAAACGATTTATAAATATCATTTGATTCTCTTGACATAATACCAACTGCAATAACAGGCAACGTTTCAGTAGAGAAGTAAGCCTGTATCTCATCAGTAAAAACAGATGGATGATACCCAAGATTCGTTAATTCGCTTTTTATAATCTTCAAGTTTTTTTTTGGAATACTCCGAACGACTTCATCAGCAACATCTTTATACTCTTCATTTGTGTAATAAAATGCATGCCTAAGTTCATGATGAAACAAAGTATCATCTAAAGACTTTACCCCTATTATGTAAGCGTCTTCAGGTATGCTGACCAGGATGTTAGCCATTATTGTATCGTATGGGGTAACATCATCGCTGTTCTTTTTGTATAGGTCGTTTATACAGTTCTTTGCTGTTTTGGCTGGTAAATTAAATCCATCCCAATCAGTAGCGTAAGTAAAATTTCCTCCTGATGAGTACTCTCTTATGAACTCCCAAATATTAATTTGCTTTCCTTTGAATTTTTTACTTTCGTAAAACTCTGATACTCTAAGAAAAAGCATCGCTCTATCAAAGTTGTTTTCTACTATTATCGCAAAGATTCTTTTGGTAATCTTTTTAACCTTGTATTTTATTTTCATAATTAAAATGGTGGCAAGTCATCTATATCTTCAGATGTTGCTGGTTTATAATTTATAAACAATTCATCTTTAAGGTAGGCTCTATCAAAAGGTAGCTTATCTAATTCGTCTGTAAACTCAACTCCGTATGACATCTTCAGCCTAATAGGTCTATCCTTTGGTGTTACATCTCCTCCTGTCTCCTTGTTTCTTTGCTTGCTTATGTGAAGCTCTGTAATCATCCAAGTTTCAGGGTCTTGAATATTCCTGTTAGTAGTAATGAACACATCAGCTTTGTTATAAAGAAGAGCACCGCCATCCGCATCCGCAGCAAACGGCATAATCTGATTACCATCCTTGCTTCTTTCTCTTTGAGACTGAGTACGAGAATGTATAGATAACACAATTGATATACTAGTCCTCTTAGTAAACAAAAGCATGTTGGTGTACATTTCCATCTCATGACCATACTTATTGCCGTTATCGCTTCGTAATGCGTTTACAGGGTCTATAAGTAATCCTTTTATAGAATGATACTTTGATACACTTTGCGTGTAAGAAAGAAGCTCATCGTACTTGTACATGTTGTCGTTGTTAACAAAGAAGAACCTTTCGTTGACCCAAGACACAGCTTGTTTAAAGTGATGTTCTTTTACTTCCTTAATCTTAACTCCACAATAGAACTCTATCAGCTTCATCTTAACAGTAGCTACTCTATTTTCTCCTGTATAAATAACCCATCCCCAATCGTATTTTAAAGCTGATACAAAAGCTAACCAAAACCCAATAGACGACTTTCCTACGTGAGCATGACCAAGCAAAGCATAGAACTCTCCTTCCTTCAGAAGCAATTTTGAGTCCATATATTCATATCCAAAAGGCTGACCCATTGGTATAAGACCAGACCTATACTTTCTAATGAACTCTTCATCTGTTTTATTGTTAGATAAGAAGGAAAGCTCATCTTCAACTATACCAACTTCTTCCATAGCTGACTGCTGATACTTGCTAATCTCATTGATTGGCATAAACTGACCAGCTTTAACTCCATCTTCAATGGCCTTATACTCTATATCTAGTTCATCACGCTCAAACTTCTTGAACACTTCATGCTTTAATACTTCTACGGCTATAGATTCTTCAACTATTCCCCCAGCTATATATCCACCAACCAAATAAGCTGATTTGATTACTGCATTATGTCTAGCACCAGTTTCAGCCATTCTAATCATCTTAGCAGCTATATCTAACCTCTTATAGTCTGTAAAAGAAGACGACAACTCTACACCTTTAAAAACCTTCTCTTCAACTAAATCAAAGAAAGTCTTAGCATCTTCATTTATCAAAAGGTTCTCATCGTGGCTAAGAAATAAAACTCTTGAAGGATTCCTTGCTGTTGTATCAAACATTGGATAACGTTTGAGTATAGCCGAATAATGCTGCTCATGCTTACTCCCGTCAGCAATCTTAATCAAACCATGAATGCCAGTCCCAGAAGGCGACTTCCATACAGCATAGATATAGTCATCTTTTATTAGGTCTGATTTTAATTTTTCTACATCGTCAACATCGTCAATATCGAAAGCGACTATCTTTGAGTGCATTGAAAGAGATTCGTCATTCCTAAAACTCTTATAATAAGAGCCATCTTTTCTTCTGTGCGTCATCTCTATATCAAATCTACCAGAGTATATAACACATGGTAGCTGCATTTTTAATGAGCGCATTTCAGATTCGTCCTTAGATTCTCTTATTATTTTTATTTCAGAAGATTTTCTTCCTTCCTTGATTGCACCCAAAACAGACTCCAATGATACATAAGACGGTTTGTCAACTTCGCTAAAGTGTTTGAATACTGTTACTTGCATCTGTGTCTATTTTTCCGTAAAGGTTATTGTAATAGTTTTGAATTTCTTTGTCAATCTCGTTTACTTCAGCATCTACAGAAGGATATACATCTTTAAGCGAGCTTACTTTTTCAACATGATGTATAATAGAAGTGTGGTCTGTTAGACCTACATAACTGCATATAGTCTCTAATGTTAGTAGAGTGTACTTATGTAAGAAAAAAGAAGCAACAGACCTGGCATGAGCGTACTCTCTCTTTCTAGTCCTTTTGGTTATTTCTACTCCGTAGAACTTCTTTACTATACTTACTATGACAGAAGGCTCAATAATCTTTTCTACAATTTTTCTTTTTGCTATTGAAACAGTGCTTTCTATGAACTTTAAATCTGTTGGTGAAAATCTTTTTGATAGTTTTCTTTTTTCTCTTGACGTAAATTGCATAACTAATTCTTTACCCAACGTGGGAGTGATATAATAGGTTTTGTGTTGTTGTACTTGTACCAAAAATCATAAGACTGATTAAATGATTCAGGATGCTCTAATGCGTGATTAAAAGCAATACAAAGCTTTTCTAGCTTGTTTAATCCATATTCAATCCAATCATCTGAAACATCAATTAAGCCGTTGTAATGAGGCTTATTCTTCTCTACAACATAGAATTTAAACTTTCCTCCATAAACAGCAGCTTGAAGCGGATAATCGTAGTTGAAAAAATCCTTATTCAAATCTTCTAATGCTGCGCTCGTTGTAGTCTTAATGTCTATTACTTCCGTAGGTGTTTCTATATCTTTAATCAGAATAAAGGGCAATCCGAATATTTCTTTATACTCTTTAACTTCTATTTTAATTGCTCTGCTGATGAT